TACAATCACCCCACAGCTTTGATGAGGGTGTACTACTGTGATAATGATATCTACATAGAGCCTGTGATATATGAGAGCTACCTGACTACCACAATGCTCATAGAGAAGCTAGCAACCCTGAACATAGAACAAACCGTTACCATCTTAGCAGATTACTCACGTCCAGAAATCATACAAGAAATGAACATAGCAGGGTATGATGTGCAGAATGCAAACAAGGTAGTTAAGAAAGGGATAGATAACCTTAAGACCTTTGGTGTATTTTGCCAGGATGATAAAGCTATAAGGAGGGAGTATGAAAATTATAAATGGAAGAAGATAGCCGATTTTATAACTGACGAACCAGTCAAGCTATTTGATGATGCAATGGATGCCATCCGTTATGCCACTACTCACATAAGGCAGGAGTATTACACTGATGACAGCTACTATGCATTCTGATATACTACATAAGATACAAGTGGTGCAGGCTTTCATATACCATAAGACAGGTAAACAAGTGAGGATAGTATTTAATAGGCCCGATAGGATGCAGCTGCACCTACAACTGCTAGATCAAGCTTATGCTGTGGCCATGGCTCAGTTCAAAAACAAATAACCAATTAAAATAATATAGGTATGGCAATTTCACAAATAGCAATAGCGCAGCCTTTAATGCCTGCATACAACCCTATCAAGTACATCTATGATAGCAACAATAATAACCTACAAGGTTTTAAGTATATCTTTGATATCTATGAAAGTGGTACAGCTAACAAGATAGCAGAGTACAGGGTGATGCCTACCTATGGCACAGGTTATGGTGAGGTAGATCTATCGAAGCTGTTACAGGCTCAGGTAAGCTATGACCTTAACTTAACAAACACCTCAGTATACAACGCAGTCAACAGCCACTATCAGTATGATGTAAAAGTAGGCGAAGAGTATCTGACTACTACCACTTATTCATTAGCACTTACTCAATGGCTAACAGCTCCCTATGTAGGCAAGGTAAGAATAAACGTAGCCAACACATTTGTGGTAGGAGACCAAATTAACATAACCCAAAACATACCTGGTCCTACAGCCAACCCAAACCTAGAAGGGCTCTTCACTGTGCTAGTAGCTAACCCTTTGTACATAGTAGTGAGCTCACCATGGGGATCTGTAACTAATTCAACTACAGGAGGAGCTATCACTTATGCAGATGGTCGAAAGACAATCACTAGAAACATGATGACGGCCATTAAAAAATTTGTGTTCAACGGAGCAATCAGATGGGTAGAGTGGCCTGCTTATGACTATAATGATTTTATGCTTAATGGCTTTCAGGATAGACTACTTACCAATCTACCCCCTGCTAATTTCTATGCTACCTTATCGCAGGATCTATGGCTTAACGCTGTAGCTAATAACTCACCTACTTCCCCTGACACTATGTTCTTTCAGACTAGTGATGGTGATACATTTGAAAAGAACGTAACAGCTACCGAGCATGTTAGTGGTATATCAATAGGGCCTAACAACTATGGCTTACTATCTGTAGTATCAGGTGCCCTCCCAATGATTAAGCCTACCACCGAATGGTATACAGTACGATATGAAAGGAATGGTTTGCCAAGCTCTAAGCAATACAAGGTGAACATAGATAGAAGAGTGAGAACAGTAGAGCACAGTATCTTATTCTTAGATCGTATGGGCTCATGGGGTAGCTTTGCTTTCACCGGTAGGGCATACACTACAGGCAACATAACACGTGAGCAATTCAACAAGGATGTGCCAGGATACGTTGAGACTGCAGGTATAGATAGATGGTTGTATGAAACTACTGATACAGGTATGACAAACACCTACATCTCTACTGATACTACCATAGCACTCAATACTAATTGGATGAATCAGGAAATGGCTCTATACTTCACTGAACTTTTGAGCTCACCTAACACTTACATTAAGATCAGCAACTATGATGCAGATTGTGAGCTGCCTGAAAGTGAACAGTATGTAAGCTGCACTATAGTGACCTCTACCTTTGAAGAGTTTAAGCAGAGGAATAAGAATCTAATTAAGCAGAGCATAGTAGTTAAGCTAGCTAACAATAACATAGTAAACTCTTAAGATGGTAAGGATACAACTAGCAACAGGCTACTTAGATGTTAAGGAGGGCACAGCCTTCCCCTTGAATTTTCAGGTAGGAGATATTAGGGATATATCTAAGAGACAAGGTAACTACTCTAAGACTATCACTCTTACTGGTAGCAAGAATAACAACAACCTCCTCAACCACTACTATGATGTGAATATCATTGAGGGTACGTTTAACATCAATGCTCTTACTACAGGATCAGTTATTCAGGATGGTATCCCAATCATGGAGGATGTATCTATACAGCTTACTTCAGTTAAGAAGGCTCAGATGACTGATGGGTACGAAGAGCACGTGGAGTATGAGGTATTGATTAAGGATAGTAAGGCAGATTTCTTTACAGCCATTGCTAATAAGGAATTAACCGATATAGACTTCAGTGATTTCAACCATACCTATGATGCATTTAATGTAGTTAATAGATTTGATAACACTATAGTAGATGGCTTCAAGTATTTTCTACCTGCTAACTCAGCATACATCTATAACACTCAGGAGTTTAAGCCTGCCATATTTGCTAAGGTATACTTTGATAGAATTTTCGCAGATGCAGGTTTTACTTATGATTGGCCTACCATTGCCTATGATAGATTTGACAAGCTGTTCATACCTTACAATGGTGGGGTAGATAACTTTGATTATAACGACTATTTAGTTAAGGCAGAGATTACAACACCCATTACTATTGCTAGCACTTATTCTATTCAAGGTCAAACAAATATCGGAGTTGGAATAGGTTACACAGCTCCAGGAAATAAGATTAACATAACAAACTGGATTGAACTAGAAGATCCTCAGAGTATTTTTAACAATGTAACAGGTGTATACACTACTCCATTCAATATAAGTAATCAAAACTCACAGCAGTACGACTATAGTATTACTATGAGCTATCAGCTAAATATAATAAATAATACAGCTTTTACTTTTTATGGTGCTTATGGCACTGGTACTAGTAGTGTAGCAGCTCCTGTTTTCTATACACCATATCTAGCAGTAAGTGCAGGCACTCAGCCTTTAATACCTGCTTTCCTTTATACAAATACTGCTATACCTTCCAACAGTACATACGCTAATAATGCTGTGCAATGTCCTTTAACTTTAGCTCCAAGTAGTACTTTTAATTTAATAACTCAAACTGTACAGCTTACGCTACCACTTACTTACCAACTTCTTACTCAGTTATCTTCAGGTACTTTAGGTATAAATGTGCAGCAGCAGAATATAGTACTTAATAATAATACTAATACATTTAGAACTTGGAGAAGAGGATCAATAACAGGGCCACTTTCAGGATCTAATCAAATACGTATACAGGCTGTTATTACATCTATACAATTAAGCATAGTACCTAGCAGTACAGTATATGCTATAGGTGGTACTATAGATGTAAATGACTATGTGCCTAAAAAGATTAAGCAGAGTGATTTCATTAAGGGCATCTTTAATATGTACAACCTATATGCTCAGGTAGATAGTATTCAGCCTAACAAACTGTTACTTCAGAATAGAGATGATTTCTATGATAGTGGTGTGGAGGTAGATTGGACTGAGAAGCTTGCTAAGGATCAAGAACAGGAGCTATCCTTTTTACCTGAGATTACAGCAAAGAAAGTTATCCTCACTTATGCTGCTGATAAAGATGCACCCAATGTAACCTATACCAATGCTACTAATGATATCTATGGACAAGCTGAGGTAATCTTCGATAATGAGTATGTTAAAGAGGTAGACACTAAGCCTATACTATTTAGCCCTACACCTGTTATCAAAACTTTGTTTGGAGCTTTTGTACCTATGATAGCAGGTGCAGCACCTGAAACTAATATAAGAATACTCTACGATAAGACACTTACAGGTGTGCCATTAGCAACCTGTGGCCCTTACTCTATTTTAGACTATGGATCTGTAGGGCAAAGTAACTTAACTAGCTACCCATTAGTAGGCCACTTTGATGATCCATTAACTCCTAGCTTTGATATTAACTTTGCTATCTGCAATTTTTACTATTACCAACCAACTAACTTAACTGACAACAATCTCTATAATAGATATTGGAGGCGTACAATGGGGCAGATTAACAATGGTAAGATGCTCATAGCTAACTTTGATTTGAAGGAGAATGACATCCAAGCTCTGAAGCTTAATGATAAAATACGCATAGACAACTCATGGTGGAATATCAATAAGGTAATTGACTATGATGCCAATGCTCGCAAGCTTACAAGGGTAGAACTTATCAGTATAGATAACGAGATAAACTTCACCCCCTTCATGGGCCCAAGTGGTCCATTGGTACCTGTAGGTCCTGCAGCTATAGGAGCTATGCAGATGTTAGCCATGGGTGGCATTAATACTACTGCTATGATTACCTCTAATGTATTCTCAAACCAAGCTACTGCTATGGTAATGGGAAGGGGTAATACAATCGTAGGGGGAACTAGATCAGTGGTAGTAGGAGATGGATATATTATTTCTGATAATACTATAGCAGCAGACAACCTAAGAAGTGCATCTTTCAATGGCTTAGCTGTAGGCATAACTCCACTAGTATACACTGCTAACATCTCCCAATTTGGTGTAGCTGATCCTACAGTTGAGGTGCTTAATGATAGCCTAGGAAGTATTACATGGACACGATCTAATGTAGGTGAGTATAAAGGTACTTTAGATAACTACGATTTAGGAGCTTTAATCGTACCTAAGGTAACTGTGTTAATCAATAACGTATTCTATGATGGCATAGTATCAGCTACTTACTTAGGTGCGTCTAATGAAGTCTATATTACCACCTCCCAAATAGGTACAGGATACATAGATAATTACTTATTAAACACAACAATCGAAATTAAATACTACGGATAATGAACGAGGTAATAATCCCTATAAAATTAGCAGGCCTGGGTGA